TTCCGGGCGGCACCAATCGGTGTCGTCTGGATTAACCCTCCTGATGGAGGCCGAAGAGCTCTGGGGCCACAACATCATCGGGTTCGACGTTCCCGCGATCCAAGAGATCTACCCGTTCTTCCAGCCCTGGGAGAGCAAGTACTACGACACCCTGATCCTGTCCCGTCTGTTCTTCACAGATATGTTGGACCGGGACCTGCGCTCCAAGCCGGCGAATATGCCCGGCAACCTGTATGGCCGCCACTCCCTGGAAGCCTGGGGCTACCGCCTCGGCGTGCTGAAGAGTGAGTACGGCAAGCAGCTCCACGGCGACTGGGCCACCTACACCCCAGAGATGCTGGAGTACTGCGAGCAGGACGTTGAGGCCAACCTCCCCATCGTCAAGCTCTTCCAGCCCAAGCTGGAGCAGTACGCCGACGCGATCAAGACTGAGCACGTCTGCGCTGTCATTATGACTGAGCAGGAGCAGGCCGGCTTCCCCTTCGATGTGGAGAAGGCCCGTGCCCTGGAGTCCAAGCTTCGCTCCGAACTAGAAACGCTTTCAGACGAAATGCGTGCCACGTTCACATTCGTGGCCGGTAAGGAGTTCACACCAGCTAGGAACAATGCCACCCGTGGCTACATAGCAGGCTGCCCCTTCACCAAGCTGACCGAGTTCAGCCCCACCAGCCGGGACCACATCGCCTGGGCCTTCCAGAAGCATCGCGGCTGGGAGCCCACCGAGATGACCGACACGGGCAAGCCCAAGATCGATGAAGAAGTGCTGAATGCAATCGGCACTGAGGAGGCCAAGAAGTTTGGCCGCATCCTGGAACTGCAGAAGCACGTCGGGATGCTTAGCGAGGGCAAGAACAGCTGGCTCCAAATGGTGGAGAAGGATGGTCGGATCCATCACAGCTGTGTGCTCAACACGGCCACGGGCCGCAACGCGCATATGCGTCCAAATTTGGCGCAGGTGCCCAGCGGACACGAGTTCCGCGAGTTGTTCACACCAGGAGAAGGTTATGTACAGGTTGGGGCAGATGCTTCCGGTCTTGAGCTGCGTTGCCTGGCTCATTATCTTGCACGCTTCGATGGGGGCAAATTCGGGAAGGTCCTGCTCGAAGGAGACATCCACACCGACCTCGCCAACATCTACGGCACCGATCGCAAGACTGGCAAGACAGTAACTTATTGCCTCATTTATGGCGGTGGCGACACCAAATTGGGTCTGTCTGCGGGCGAGCCCAAGAAGTCTGCTGCAGCCCGAGGTAAGAAGATCCGCCAGGCAATTATGAAGGACCTGGATGGTTTTGCCCAGTTGATTACAGCAGTGCAAGAGAGGGCTCAGTCTGGTGTCATCACTGGCATCGACGGCCGGCCAATCCGTATGCGGAAGGCACACGCCGCCCTCAACTACTTGCTGCAGTCCTGTGGAGCCGTGATCTGCAAGATGTGGGTCAACCGGACTAACCGGCTCTTAACCGAGGCCGAGATCGACTACTCCCCGCTTGCATTCGTTCACGATGAGCAACAGCTCGCTGTACGTCCTGACCAAGTGGAGATGGCTTCAACACTTATTTCACTTGCTATGAAGGACGTAGAGTATGCAATTAAGTTTCGAGTTCCCCTCGATTGCGAGGTTCAGTCAGGCAGTAACTGGGGAGACACCCACTAAGGCCTGCCGTAAGTGCAAAGAAACGCTCCCTCTCGAATGCTTCAGCGGGTTCTCCGTGGCTGGATCCCCCGGCCGTAGGAACACCTGCCGAGCCTGCGAGAAGGAGCAGCACGATATACGCACCAGGCTGAAGAAGCGCCACCCCGCCCCACCTCCGGGCGACTGCCCTGTCTGCGAACAGCACACCACCGATTGGGTCCTCGATCACAATCATTTCACGAGCGAGTTCCGTGGCTACATCTGCAACTCCTGCAACCTTGGGTTCGGGAAGTTCAACGATGACCCCGCTGTCCTAGAGCGAGCTCTTATTTATCTCACCACTTACACCGATGCAAGCACCGCTGCTAATAGTTGACTTCGACCCGATCGTGTATCGGGCGGCGTCAGCTGCTGAGGAGGAGCTCGACTTCACTCCAGAGATCACCGTTGTCACCGGCAACTTCCGCCGTGGCAAGCAGATCGTGGAGCAGGAGATTGAGAACCTCTACACCAAGTTCGAGACCCACAGGGCCATCTTCTTCCTCACCAGCCCGGTGAACTTCAGGAAGGAGGTGGAGCCCAGCTACAAGGGCAACCGCATCAAGCGCAAGCCCTGCGGCTTCAAGAAGCTGAAGGAGTGGGCCAAGGGTCAGTTCCACTGTGTGGAGCAGGAGGGTCTGGAGGCCGACGATCTGATCGGCATCGAGGTCACCTCGGGCAACCACGACAACTTCATCCTGTGCTCCCCCGATAAGGATATGGAGCAGTTCCCTGTCCGTATCTGGAACAACCGCCAGGAGTTCACTCAGAGCCCCGAGAAGGCGGTCCTGAAGCGCTGGATGCAGGCCCTTACCGGGGACCAGACAGACGGCTATTCAGGGTGCCCTGGAGTGGGTCCTGTGAAGGCGGAGAAGATCCTTTCCAAGGTCAAAGACGGCAACTACTACGAGGCCGTCCGGGACACCTTCATCCAGTCAGGACTGACTGAAGAAGAGTGCCTGAAACAGATCCGCCTGGCCACGATCCTCACGCACGAGTTGTGGGATTACAAGGCCAAGAAACCAATCCTATTTACCCCGTGATCAACTACTACCTGTTGTTCGGGTTTGTGATCGCCTTGTGCATCATCGACCACAACATCATTCACTGGATCTACCTCCAGTTCAAGCGCTTTGAGCTTGCTGTTGAGAAGTTCTTCTTCCGCATCAAGCTGGAATACGACATCTTCATCATCAAGTACAACAAGCGCAAGTACGTGAAGATGGCCAAAGAAATCCTCGCTGACCTACAAAAAGATGAGCAAGTATGACCCGGCCCACTACCAGCGTGGTGGCATTCAGGTCTGGGACTTCATTGCTGACCAGAAGCTCGACTTCTTCCTCGGCAACGTAGTCAAGTATGTGTGCCGCGCTGGCCACAAGAAGTATGAGGAGGAGATTGATGACCTCCTCAAGGCAAAGGCCTACATCGACAAGAAGATCGCCCTCGTTTCTGGAGCCCGCAACCGATGAGCTTTCAACCCGACGCATTAGCTTTCCGTCGTATTATGGGCCAGCCGGTGAATACCTTCACCCCTGAGCTGGTCCTGCTACAGAAGACACTCATCCGTGAGGAATGGCACGAGCTCTCCCAGGCCCTGCAGGAGTGCTTCGATCACCTGGAGAACAAGCGGTGCCGGGAGGAGGCCCTGAAGGAATTAGCAGATCTGGTCTACGTCTGCTACCAACTGGCCGCCGCTGTGGGATGGGACCTGGACATCGCCCTCAAGCGGGTCCACGAGTCCAACCTCAGCAAGCTCGTCGACGGCAAGCCCCTGAAGCGCCTCGACGGGAAGGTCCTGAAGGGACCCAACTACAAACCACCATCACTTATCGACCTTGTCTGAAGCCACTATCCGATACCTGGAGAACGGTGAGGTGCTCGTCTGCTATGCGGGCACCTGTGGGTACGTCTCCAGCGCACACCTAATCGAACCCAAGATCAACCAACTGAAGGCCCTCAATGATACGGAAGAGATTCGAGAAGAAGGGGATCTGGGTTGAGAAGCTACACCCCAAGCTCGATCAATATGCGGCTTGGAAGCCCAACGTATCCCAGTATTTCAACGACAAGCGAGCCCTCCTGAAGTGGCTCAAGTGGCCTAAGGGGACCCCTACCGGAGATGAGTTCCGGGAGTGGCTTGGCCCGCTGGATGCACCAGTCCCCGACGAAATCGACCCAACTGCAAACACTAAAACAATCATATGACTTTCCCCGAGAACGCCCCCTCTGCCAACCCGGTCTTCTACCGGACCTACAGCCGCCGCACTGAGGGTGGCAAAGAGAGCTGGCTCGACACCTGCCGGCGCTGCATTACCGGCTTAGCTAAGGTTGGTAAGTTCACCAAAGAAGAAGAAGAGCTCGTCTACGAGCAGATGAAGGCCCTCCACTCCCTCCCCTCCGGCCGCTGGCTGTGGGTGGGGGGTACCGAGTGGATCGAGCAGCAGAAGAACTACTCCGGCGCCTATAACTGCACCAGCACAGATGCGGTGGACCTGAAGTCTTTCCCGCTGCAGATGGAGCTCCTGATGATGGGCTCTGGAACCGGTGCAATCCTGGAGCCTCGTTGTATTGATCAGCTCCCAGTGATCGCAAATAAGTGGGATTTAGAGGTTCTTGACAACATCGGAACTGCAGATCGTTACAATCCTGACACAAGGTGTGGCATTACTGAGGAAGAAGGACGCGCCACAGTGTATGTGGGCGATTCACGTGAAGGTTGGACTGACGCCTTCTACCTTCTTCTGGAGTTGGCTACCGATGCGAAACATTCGACTGTCACTAGCGTTACGGTTGACTTAAGTAATGTTCGGCCCCCTGGCACCCCGATCCAAGGCTTCGGGGGTGTGGCTAACCCTGTCAAACTTGCCCACTTCTATCGCCGCGCTGGCGAGATTCTCCGCAAAGCACACGGAAGACAACTGACTTCTGTTGAGTGCTGTCTCCTGCTAGACGAGTCGTCTCTGGCTGTCG